AGAATTTCTAGTGATATAAGCCACAGGAATATTATTATTTTTTAATAAATGAAACACACTACATGTTTGTGCGGTTTTATCTTCTGCTACAGGTAGATCGGCTTGTATAGCAGCATCATTTGCAGTAAGAGAATTTTTGGTTACAATTCTCACTAAATTAGGATCTGCAACTGTTTCAATTATTTTGGTTTTACCTTCAATATTCATATCAAAATTGCTCTTCTTCTGTTGAACCTTTAATTGCACTAAGATCTGTACTACCAGTACATATCTGACCAACTTGATCAAAATAACCAGCACCAACTTCCCGTTGATGTTTGACAGCAGTAAATCCTCGTTTTTGAGCCGCAAATTCTTTTTCTTGGAGTTCAACAAATCCTGTCATTCCATGATCCCTATAATTTTCAGATAATTCAAACATACTATAATTCAAAGAATGAAATCCCGCAAGAGTAATAAATTGATATTTTACATCTATATCCCCAAGTTCATCTTTAAAACTTCGTATTTCTTTGTCACTTAATTTTGCTTTCCAATTGAACGATGGTGAACAATTATATGCAAACATTTTATTTGGATGTTCTTTCTGTATTTCTTGTACGAACTCTTTACATTCTCCAATATCGGGCACTGATGTTTCCATCCATATTAAATCACAATAAGGTGCATATGCAAGCCCTCTTGAAACTGCCTGCTCCATTCCAGCATTTGTTTTAAAGAATCCCTCCTCAGTTCTTTCACCTGTAATAAATTTATGATCTTTTTCATCACTATCTGTTTGTAACAATGCACCTGATAGAGCATCGGTTCTTGCAATAATTATAGTTGAAACACCCATAATATCAGCAGCCAATCTTGATGCAATTAATTTATTAACCATTTCCTGAGTAGAAACTAAGACTTTTCCTCCCATGTGCCCACATTTTTTAGCAGACGATAATTGATCTTCTAAATGAATTCCGGCGGCTCCAGCTTCAATTAAATGTTTTACTAATTCATGTGTATTGAGAACTCCTCCAAATCCGGATTCTGCATCAGCTACAATCGGAAGAAAGTAATCAATTTCTCCTTGTCGATCTTCCATTGTTTGGATTTGATCTGCTCGTTGAAATGTATTATTAATTCGTTTAACTATGGTTGGAACGCTGCCAACAGCATATAAAGATTGATCAGGATACATTTGCAAACTATCATTTGCATCACCGGCAACTTGCCATCCAGAAAGATAAACTGAATCAAGACCCGCTTTTGCTTGTTGCATTGCTTGATTGCCCGTCAGTGCACCTAATGCACTAACATATTTTTGAGAATATAATTTATCCCAAAGTTTTGTTGCGCCATTTGATGCAAGAGTGTATTCTATTTTAATAGAACCACTTAATTTTTTAACGTCTTGGGGGGTATAAGGTCTTTGAATATGTTTTTGTCGATCACGATTCTTCCATTTAGCTTCTTTTAAACTAAATTCATTATCTACCACCATTTTGTCTCCGTGGGTTAAATTATATTTATAAATTAAGGACCAGAATGTTTGAAATAAATATCATTAATTCTTTTTAATTCTATTTTTACTTCATCTAATTCTTTTTGGACTACCTCATATTGTTCACGATAATAATCTCGTTCTTGCTCTGCTTCCTGCCATTCTGATAAATGATCTTCTTGCGCATGAGCCATTTCTCTCCTAAAAAATTATTGTTCTTTTTGTTCCTTTAATATATTAACATATTCTTGAACAGAATGATCCATTCCATCTGTTTCCATAAAATTTCCTTCTTCATGCGATTCACTCCAATTTAATGTCTCAGGGTCTATAAAAATCCCGGAATGAACATAAGGATAAGGAGGAAGAAAAGGCACAGGATCGCTCCTAAGAGCCACCCGCCAATGATTGGGTTCATTATAAAGAAATGTAGTAGTGACTTTTGGTGATCCGAAAGTGAAAATTTGAACATTATATTCTCTTTTATTTAACCACATTCCAACTATTTGAGCTATCGCACCACCCAAAGAGTGTCCTGTGAGATATACTGTTTTATCTAAAGTATGGTTATTATCAATGTCCTGCAAAACAGAAATTGCCGCATCCATGAATCCTTTATGAAGATAAAGATCCAAACCATCATCTTTTATAAATCTTATATCAATATCTGTTAATACATTTTTCGCATTTGCCGTTCCCCTGAAAATGAGAATCGTAATACCTTCACTACGAATAAGATTATAAGAAAATTGATCATCTTCAAGCTCTTCACCATCTTCATAAACTTCGTTGCAATATTCTGCCAACTCAATAAGGGTTTCTAATTTTACTGGTAATGTGCTTTTATTTCCTTCATTTCCATCTTTTTCTAAAAATTCATTTGTGGTAGCACATCCACTAAGTAGAAGAATTACCCCCATTGCGATGATGAACTTCCAATTCTTCTTTTTTCTTCCAAGCAGTTGCACCTAGTATAGCTCCAAATGATAAGTGAAACATTGCTCCTGCCCCTAAAGTAAGAGGCTGCCACCTAGTCACTCCTTCTGCTGCGCAATCATTTATTGCACAATGTTCTGCCATCATCAAATTCCATACCAACGGAGCAACGAAAAAATCAACCAGACAGATAAACAAATATACTAATCCTGCCCAGTCTCTCCAATGTCTGTTAATTGTTTTGTTTATACCCACTGGATCACCAGTCCCTTTGGTTAGTTGGATGTCCCGGTGCAAGCCGTCCAGCAAATCTAATTCTCATATCTGTTATTTGTTTTTCTAATTCCTCTAATTCTTTATATCCTTTTGCAATATCTGCATTAATTTGAGGTATTTCTGATTCTTCTACTCGATGAAGCACTTTGTCTAAATCCATGACCGTTACAAATATCCATGTAATACTTCCAATCAATGCGGCGCAGATTATTGGTAAGGCCGCCTTGAATAAAGAATGTTCTGCAATTGCTTGCATTGATTGTACCGGCATATCAATCCTCCTTTTTGTCTTTGTCTTCTTCGGCTCCCCCTATCAATTTATCAAGTCTTTTAAATACTTGAGTTTCCAAATGTGGTAGTAATCTAATACCACTATAACCAATAAAAAACGCTATTGCAAGTGCTGTATATACTCCAAATCCAAATTGTTCCATCAAAGCTGGAATAAAAAATTCAGCCGCGATCCATCCTACAATAGCTGCTATTGCAAGGTTCTTTGCTTCCTTTATCCATCCAAGCCATGTGTGTACTAATCCATTAGTCAATCCTCCCATTGTCGATGCGAATACGCAACACCATTTTGCTCCGAAAATTGCTAGTAAAGTCTCCATTTATTCCTTTTCTTTATTTTTGTTTAACATTTTTTGAAGATCTGCGGTGCTCCCAACAAATAAAGCATTTGTTACATTTTGGGGAGACCTTATTACATCTTCTTTCATAGATTGCATGGTTTTATGTAAACCAATGAGCTCTTTATTTGCATTGGTTAACTTGTCTATTAATTGGCCCACTACTTCATATGCTCTAGGGTGTTCTGTTTCCTTAGCAATTTCAAGTAGACCATCCATGGCATCTGAACCTCTCTCTATTATATTATAAAGATTCTCTCGCGAATATTGAAAATCTGTATCTGAATCATCATCTTTTGTTTTTTGAGGTATAACTTTGACAACTGGTAATTTTTCTACAGTTGGAGTTATTTCAAAAACCTCGTTTAATTTGTCATCAACGTCTTTTGTTGATAATGGCTTATCAATTGATTCATGATCTTGCATCACTTACCTCTCATAAATTTTTATTACCGAGCGATTGTATATCTAAGCTCGGCGCGCGCGTATCTAATCCTGTAGCTGGATCAAATTCTATTCCTTCTGCAAAAAAGTCTCTTGTTTCCGTTATATCAAATCCACCTTCAGATGGATCCACATCTCCTACTGTTTGTATTATTCGAGATTTTACTAGTGCTCTGTTTCTATCTCCTCTTGTTGCTTCCGAAAGAAATCTGGTTTCATCTTCATTTATAAGATAATCTCTCTGTACATCAAAAACATTATCAGATTCTAATACAATATATTCTTGTACGGCAGCCGCGTCAATTGTTGTATGTGGTATTACATGAAAATTTATAATAGATGTTCGAATAAGTTTAGTTGATTCATTATCACTTCCATCACCAAATCCTTTTCCTTTAATGTTTGGATACAAATATCCTTTAAGAGTAAAATCTAATGTCCATATTAAAGCTCTTCGAGATAAAAAATCGCCTTCATATGAATCTTCAACATTAACTCCTCCTAAAACAATTGGTAAATCTATTTTTATACCCATTGTTGGAAGAGCATGAATTGTTACGGTAAAATCAGGTTGAAAAAATGGTAAAATTTGCTCTATAATTTGTGTACCATCATCAGCATTTTTTACATAGACATTTAAAGCAAATGCGAAATCATATGGAACTGGGCTTTTAACTACTCCAGTTTCCCCTTTATATTTCTGTGTTCTATTATGAAGGGGATGTAACATTCTCTCGGGACTATACGACATCGAAGTTAAATCAAAACCCATCCTCGGCAACTGCATCCCCACCTTTTTATCCAGGCGCTCGTCCGCGGTAATCCTTACCAAAAATTTCTGTTTAGGGCCATAAGCTAAAGGTACTTTTAATGTCTCTGTTACATTACCGGAACTATTTCTTCTTTGAATAGAAATATCATTAAAAAGTGTTCCAAATACAGCTACATATTTTCTTACTAAGCCATGATACCAATATTGTCCTAACATTAAAATGTTCCTTCACTAAATGGATTTCCTTCAGTAAAATCAATAATGCCGTTTGCAGTTGTTTCAATTTCTGCATTTTTAGCTTGTGGATCCTCCGCAAAGTCTTTTGTTACAGTGCTCATGGTTGCAGTTTCAGATGTTGTTTGACCTGTTATAGTTTCACCATTTGTAAACGATCCTACTATGTTTGTAACTCTTACGAATAAACCTAATCCAGGTACGTCGCGTAATTTTAATACTTCAGCCGACGCTCCGGATTGAGAACCAATTATAGATTCACCAGTGGAAAACACACCTGAATTAGCATAGTACCCGTATTCTACTGAATAAGCATTGTCTGCTTCCACAGCATCTATTTTTGGTATTCCAGTATCAATATCTTCACTACTATATTCAAACAATTCACAAGTTAAATCAAAAACTGGCAATTTACCCAATTGATAAAAAATTGCCTGATGTTCAACAAATTGTATTTCAAATAATTTTTTAGCCAAATCAAACCAAATTAAATCCCCTTCAAGAGGTCTTGTTGATAAGCCTAATCCAGACCAAGTTCTTCTAGCTAAAGAAAAAGTAACTTGTTCTCTAATTTCTAATCCAAATCTACCAAGAAAAGAACCTTCACCTTCAAAACCATCTGTAGTTTTAATATACACTTCCACTGGATGAGCTGATTCAAAAGATGAGAGAGAAGCTTCTCCGAAAATATTATCTAAATTATTTTGAGTTCTTGGTAGATAAGAAACTTCATGCCCGAAGACTTGAATGGACTCAACTACTAAATCTTCAAGAAGATTTGCTTCATTGTTATCATATTTTTGGAAATAATTATTTAGTGCCATTTTCTTCTTTTTCGCCCGTTATTCTAACTCTTAAAATAGGTCTACCATTAATAGTAATATCACCTTTTTCATTTTCTCCAATATCTTTTACTACTATTCTTTTATTTTTAAATTTTCCACCGAGAACTATATCACCTACTTCTATAGGCAATTTAATTTCTTCATCTATAAATTCTCGAAAAGATTTCATATTATCCCACCATAAAATCATCAGGCAATTGATACTTTGTAAAAATTTCATCATCTAACATTTGCAATTCTGTTGTTGCATCATCAAAAATTTGCCTGCCGTTTAAAGTAGTTCCGCCGGGTAATTGTAAGCCTTCAAATTTTAATAAATTAGAACCCCATTGTCTTTTAAATAAAGATGTTGTATATTTTTTTAACCATAAATCATTATAAGCATCTGTATAAGATTCTGGATCTAATCTTCTATAAGTTTCAAATAACAAAAATTTTCCAACCTTCATTTCAAACGACCAATCGATATCGAGATATAATCTATTTGTATGTCTATTAAATCTGAATGAAGGAGCTTGATTAAAAAGATTTTCTATCAAACTCAAGTGTTGCATTGCCATAGTATATCCTGCAAGCTGTTGCTTACTTAAATCAAACATATCATTTAATCTTAATTGATATCTTACATCGAACATGCTAATACTGCCAGCAGTTGTATCTATGGGGAAAGCTCTAATAACACTAATAGTTTCATCGGCTACGGTAAGATATTCATTAGTAATATCTTCTGCTGTAATTACGTGTTTTAAATATACCTTTTCGGAACCATCATAATGATAATCATTATAGAGTTGAATAGACTCATCAATTCTATCTTCTAATTGATCATCATCTACATTGATTTCAATGACTGGAGCGCCTAATTGTCTAAGACAATATTCTTTGAGTTGTTGACGTGTTTGAGGTTTTGCCATGATAAGATTCCTACATATAGATTACTTACATATAATGTATTTATCTCCATGGAGGTCCTGAGACCCAGGATACTAAAGAAAGTCGAATTCCTTTAGTAACTGGAGTAATTTGGTGTTGTGTGAAGCTGGGAAATACTAATACGTCTCCAAATTCTAAACGCATTGTTCGTGGTTCTTTTTGATGATTTAAAACTATTTGTAAATTTCCTCCTTCATATGATCCCATATTTAATGCCACAGTTATACTTAATTTCCTTACATTTTGATGTTTTTTATGTGTTGAATTAAAATCATCATCAGTATGCCACGTATAAAAATCTCCTTTTTGATATTTTGTATATTGGACATTAATAGATGAATAATCTAAATCAAATTGATATTTCTTATTTTCTCCTATAAAAATTTCTTTTAATTTATAAATTATTACTTTTTGTAAATCTATTAAATCTATTTTCCATATATCCCATAAAAACACTTCAGATTTTCTAGCACTTGGATTATTATTTACTGTCAAACCAGGAATTGTTTTTTTATCTAACTTATTAATAATATCATCAGCGTTTTCTTTAAACCATCTTGATGATATTCTAATATAAGCCGGCGCACGAACAATTGGGGAATTAGTGGGATTTAAAAGCTTTGACACCAGTAGGTCCTAATGCAATATTTTTTTTAATTTCTGATCTTAATTTCATTGTTAAAATTTCTTCTTTATTTTTTCCCCACCATTCAGATTTATTTTGAGTATCAGTTTCACTTATAAAACATCCATCACTCCAAGAATGAAGATTAAAATCTTCTTCTAAGAGCATATTTGACATCGGATTACTTTGAATTACAAATGCAAGAGTTGATCTGAGACTTTCGGTTCCTGCGGAATGCCAAGAATATCCAGTACGTTCTACTTCACCATGTCCGAACCAATCAAATGATTTTACATTCCAACCAACTTGATCCGGAATATCATAATTTAAAGATGTGTTTCCTGGAATATTTCTTTTGTATCTAAAAATTCCTCTACCTGTTTTAGACCAAGTAAAAATTAAATTTCTTCCGGGAACATCAGCATTGTGATGCCAGCTCATATATCCTCCGGG